TAGCCAATGGGGTATAGAGGCTAACGTACACTATAAATACAACGCATCAAGCAATATCATTACGTTCTATAATGGTTCAGAGGTTATATTAAAAGACTTATTCCAATACCCATCAGATAGGAACTTTGATAGTCTAGGTTCATTAGAACTTACTGCTGCATTTATAGATGAGTGTAACCAAATAACAGAGAAAGCTAAACAGATAGTAAGCAGTAGGATAAGATACAAGCTAGACCAATATAATTTAATACCAAAGGTGCTTATGACTTGCAACCCTAGTAAAGAATGGGTGTATAGTACGTTCTACAAACCACACAAAGAGAATAGGCTACCTAACTATCGGAAGTTTATACAATCGTTAGTAACCGATAATAGACACATCTCTAAGCACTATAAAGACCAGCTTGAGAAACTAGACCACATAAGTAAGCAAAGGCTACTGTTTGGTAATTGGGAGTATGACGATAGCGAAGATAAGCTAATAAACTACAATGCTATACTAGGTGCTTTTGAATTACAAGACACTCCTAGTGGTACAGGGTACATTACTGCTGACATCGCTAGGTTTGGTAAAGATAAGACAGTGATAATATATTGGAATGGCTTACGAGCCGAATACTTTAAGGTGCTAGACACTAATAGCATCACACAAGCAGCAGATGAAATACGCACAATACAGAGAAACTACAACGTAGCACTAGGTAATATTATAGTTGATGATGATGGTGTAGGTGGTGGTGTTAAAGATATATTGAGATGCAAAGGCTTTGTAAACAATTCTAAGGCACTTAAAAAAGAAAACTATATCAATCTAAAGACACAATGCTATTATGCTCTTAGCGATGCTCTAAATAAGTCTAAGCTATATATTAACTGTACTAATATAACTCACAAGAACTTTATAGTACAAGAATTGGAGCAAGTAAGGCGCAAGAACTTTGATAAGGACACAAAGCTACAACTAATAAGTAAAGATGAGGTTAAAAGTGCTATTGGTCGTTCTCCTGACTTTAGTGATGCTTTAGCTATGCGAATGTACTATGAACTAAAGCCACAAGGTGTTTACTATATACAATAAAAAAAAGAGTGGCTATTAGCACACTCTCTTTTAAAAACAATTATTAATTTACAAAAACGTGCAATTATACTCAATTTTAAACTTTTATATTTTATAGTATGGATTTAGTTATTAACAACACAAATTACTCTATACCTACAAGCTGGTCGCAAGTATCTTTAGGTAAGTATATGGACTTTATGTTAAGTGTAGAGGGTGTTGAAGATGAGTTAAAGAAAACGATAGCAACTATTAGTGCTTTTACTAATGCACCTAAGAAACTATTACAAGGTTGTAAGAAGTCTGATATAGATGCAGTAATGGAACAACTAGCAAAGCTAATGGATAACGAAGCTAATAAAGACCTTAACCTAATTATAACGATTGATGGTATAGATTATGGCTTTCACCCTAACTTACACGAACTAAAGCTAAAAGAGTTTGTAGATTTAGACAACAAATTAGCTGATGGCTGGTCTGCTATGGATAGTGTAATGGCTATCCTATACAGACCTATTACAGAACAAAAGGGCGATAAGTACAAGGTAGAGGATTATGACTTTAGAACTGCTAAGAAACGAGCAAAGATATTTAAAGATAATCTAAGTGTAGATACTGTTAATGGTGCTGCTAGTTTTTTTTTGACTATCGCAACGGATTACATAGCCACTACGCAAGTTTATTCAAAGAACCTGTCGAGGAGGGAGAGGCGCAAACTTTTAAGACAGAAGAAGAACAATTTAACGAAAAGTACGGCTGGTACAGTTTAATTTATAATTTAGCAAATGGCGATATATTAAAATTTGATGAGGTGTTAGAGTTATCGGTAAACGAGTGCTTTAACTTCTTAGCGTACCAAAAAGATTTAACACACATACAGAATAGAAGATGATACTAACGACAGGAACAGAGATTAAAAACGTAACACTTCAAATGCTTTATAGGATATTTGAAGAGATAGGTAGTAGTCATACACAAATACAAACCACAACAATAGGCGATATATTTGAGATTGACCTAACAGAAACTACCTACCCACTACTTCACGTATCTACTGCTACTGCTAACTTTGCACAACACACACTAACATATAACTTTCAATTTATAGTTATGGACTTAGTAAGCAAAGATGAGAGCAACGAGAGAGATGTACTTAGTGATACGCTAGAAACTATTGGCGATGTAATTAGTTTGCTTAAAAATCAAACTGCATCGTTTGAACGCATACCAGACTTCCAAACAGAAGTAGCTATAAGTCCTAGTGTTAGTTGTGAACCTTTTACAGAGAGGTTTGATAATGAGGTTAGTGGCTGGACTGCTAGTATTAGTATAGAGGTAGGATTTAACGCAAGTCAATGTAGTGGAGATGTCGCTTATGAGTAAAAATGCTAACTATCTAAGAGTGAGTGGGTTACACGATTTGCGTAACAACAAAAGGACACAAACAAGAATATATACACTATATAATATATATATATAGATATATAATAGTAATATAATAATAATATATAATAGAAACTAAAATTAAAAAAAATGGCAACAACTGTTTCAACTGCAACACTAAGTGTGCAAATAAAAGAAGAAATAACACTAAATGGTACTGCGTATGACCAAACGATTACTAAGTCTATAACAGGCATTGGTAATGTATCTAAAAGAATTTTCACTATACCAGCGAACACAACTGCTACTTTAGCAGAGTTTTTAAGTACTTCAACAGGTGAAGAATTTGATACTGAAGATACTAAGTATATACGAGTAACAAACTTAGATGACACAAACGAAGTAATACTAACTTTAGCAGTTACTGCTGCTGCTGGTGCAATAGAATTAAAGCCAACAAGTAGTACAACATTATTTAGTATTAATGCTAATGGTGCTGGTAGTAAAGCAGCACAAACTTCAATAGATGCGATTGAGCATATGTATATACATAATGCACATGGCTCTGCTAGTGTTGATGTAGAAGTATTTATAGCAACTGCATAATGAGTAACGTAGATAAAGTATTAGACACCTTTGGCAGAAAGGTAGTACAGACTGCTAGAGGTATATTAAACGCTAAAGGCAGAAATGCTAGTGGCGATTTAGGTAGTAGTCTAGGGTACTTTATCAAGGTGTATCCAAGTGGTGCAGTAGATATGTCTTTTGTAGCAGAGGGTTACGCTAAGTTTGTAGATAAAGGGGTTAAGGGTAGTAAGTCAAGTGCTAAAGCACCTAACTCACCTTATAAATACTCTAACAAGCAACCACCATCAGGAGTTATAGACAAGTGGGCAGTACGCAAAGGCATACAAGGTGTTAGAGATAAAAAAGGTAGGTTTATACCACGCAAGAGTTTAGTATTTAGCATAGCTAGGAATATAAAGTTATATGGTGTTAAGCCTAGCAATTTCTTTACTGATGCTTTTAATGTAGCTTATAGAGATTTACCTAAAGACTTTATCAAGGCATACGCACAAGACACACAACAATTTTTAAAATTCGTAAGTAAAGAGATAGAATAATGGCAGTAAATTTAAGAACAACAATGCAAGGCAACGCACAATTCCTTGCACCAGCTTATTCAGATATAGTAATATACGCAGAGGACATACCACCTTTATTAATTGCACAACAAGTTGCTGGGGTAGTATCTAACTTAAAATACATTTGTGTAGTATTTGTAAATGCTCAAACAGTAGCAACACTTAAAGCACCTGTTGATACTAACGAAAAAGCATTATTTAGAATATCATCTATATTGCAAGACTATACAGAAACCGATAAGAGTGGTTATGATTTAGCTGGTGGTGCAAATAGTACATTTAATACTGACACAATGTATGAAAACAACCACGCTATACATCAGATAGATAAGTACGCAAGGAATAGAAACAATCTTAATAATTGTACTTGTTTAGGGGGTTATGAATACACCAATAGTAGTGGTACTACCATACAAGAGTTTTCAATAAGTACAGATGTTAATTTTAATTTCTTTAATTCAGTATTACAACACAATGCTGGTTATAGTACAGAAGATTTTAGTGATTATCTACTAACAGGGGGTACTAAGAAATTCTTGACTAAGTTCCCACAAAACTTTGCTGGTACAGGTTTATCAGGTCAGAAAATACAAGCATCACAATATCATACATTAGCTTTTTTAAATGGTAAGCATTACTTAGATAGTGAAATAACTAGAATAAGAATTAGAACCTATAATAGTTCAGATACAATGTTAGCCACTCAATATGTAGATAATACTACACTTAATGGTGGTGCGCCTTTTGGTTCATCTATTACTGCTACTATCGTTGGCGGTGATAATACTAACGAGGGTTTGTTATACTTTGGTTGTGGTACTGCTCAATTAACACAATTAGGTGTTAGTCTTACTAACGTAGCTTACTATACAGTAACTGCACTAAATGTAAACACATCTGTTAGTAAAGTTTACTATTTTACTATACAAGATGCAGACTGCAAAGGCTTTGAAACTATTAGACTAGCGTTTTTAAATAGTCTAGGTGCTTGGGATTATTACAACTTCACTAAGAAGTCAGTAAGAAAGACACAAATTAACAAGACTGCTATAAAACAAAACTATGGTACTATACCATATCAAGCTACTACACCATCAGGCGATGCTTTTAACTTTGATTATTACACGCAAGGTACTTATGATGGTGGTACAAGAGCATTTAATGTAAACGCAATAGAAACGATAGAGGCTAATACAGACTTTATTACAGAAGATGAAGCAGCTATATTAGAGGAATTGTTTTTAAGTCCTGATGTATATATGCAAACAGGTACTACATTCGAGCCTGTTGTTATCAATGAAACGGAATACATAAAGCAAACTACTTCTAACGATATGTTAAAGCAGTATATTATAACAGTAGAAAAAGGTCATAACACAAGAGTACAAAGACTATGATAAGATTAGTAGTACAAAATCAAGTAACCAATGAGTTGCAAGAGTTAGATACGTTTGGTAATGAGAATATAAACCTAACATTACAAGTAGATGATGTTAGAGATATAGAAAGTAAGAACGCATCATACTCTAAAGACTTTAACTTACCAGCTACTAAGAATAATAATAAGTTCTTTGAGCATTACTATAACGTAGATAGATACAAGACTAATTTTAACGTATATAAGAATGTTAAAGCGTTTTTGTATAGCGATGATGTATTAGTACTTGAGGGTTTTTTAAGGCTCTTAAATGTCGTAGATAAAGATACAGAGGTAACATACAATGTGGTATTGTTTAATGATGTTGCTAATATTATAGAAACACTTGCAGATGCTACTATAAACGATTTAGACTTTACAGATATAGACCACGAACTAACACCATTAAATATTATATTAAGTTGGGCAGGTTTAACTGCATTAAGTGCTGGTGGTACTACTGATAAGGTTTTCTATCCATTAATAAATGATGGTCAAATATATGTAGATGCTGAAAATTTATATATGCGTAGCTATCAAGACAACTATATACTTAACATAAGCCTTAAATATGTTATAGATAAGATATTTGATTATGCTGGATTTAGCTATGATAGTGGCTTCTTTGAAACTGACTACTTTAAAGATATATTCTTTGATATAGGTAAAGATGATAATAGTAGTGATTTTACTGATGGTACAATTACTGCAACAGTCGGTAGTGGTACAGATAGTGTAGGTGTAAATAATGGAACTAATATAGGTGATAGTATAGAGGGTGCAACAGTAATAGACTTTGTAAACGAGAGTGGTGATACTGATGGTAACTTTAACCACGATACAAGTGTATTTACTGCACCTTACGATTGCTACCTAAACATAGAATATACAGTAAAAATATATAACGAAAGTACATTTCAATATGGTGTACTAAGATTATATGCTAATGATGAAAATTTAGGGCAACACTTTATAAATGAAGCAGTAGGTGCTGGTAATCCAACAGTAGAAACAAAGACTTTTACAGGTAGTGTATTCGTAGCCAATGGCGATACGCTTACTTTACAATGGGTAGCACCTATGGCAGATTTAATGATAGCTAATTCAGATGCTAGTTTAACATTGAATATATTAGATGTATCTACTAGCAGTAAAATAAAAGCTAATAGAGGTGATATAAAGTTAGCTGATATACTAAAAGATGTAGTAACTGCATTTAATCTCACGTTAGAGAGTAAGCAAAACAATTTACTTAAAATAGAGCCTTACTATAATTTCACTACTAACAATGTTATAGATTGGACAAAGAAAATAAACGCTAACGAGTTTGTAATAGAGCCTATCGAGATACCTAAGAGAATAGAGTTTAAACACGCAGAAGATAGCGATGACTATTACCACGAGAGATATAAGAACGCACACAATACAGAGTATGGTAGTCAAGTATTAGAGTTCGATGTAGATAGTGATGAGGTAAATACAATAGAGTTAAGTGTATTTGCAGCACCTTTTACTAAACAACTAGACAATAGCAATATAAACCTACAACACATAGCTACTGATAATGGCGAAGAATTAGAAGCCTTTGACAATGCACCTAGATTGATATTTAAAAATCCTCTTGGATATGATATAGATTTAGATGTGCAAGATGATACAGGTGAAATATTTGGTGTTGCTTATCAATTTATAAATAATGGTACACAATATTTTGGTAGTGCTGATAATAATGCACCATTACCACAAGTAGAAACAAACTCATACTCTTTGTTGTTTGGTTTTACCAATCCTATATACACACCAACACTAGGCAATATACCTAGTAGAACTTTGTATAACTTCTTTTGGGCAGATTATATAGATGAAAAGTTTAACATTACTGATGGCTTGATACTAAAAGCAGAATTTAATCTAAAGCCAACAGATATTTATAACTTTAGCTTTGGTGATTTAGTAAAAGTTAAAGACCAGCACTATCGAGTAAATAAGATAGAGTATAATACAGATAGAAATAATTTAGCAAAAGTAGAACTACTTAGAATATGAGAAAAATAGCTAGAATTATAGAGAATGGCAAAGTATTATTTGTAGATGATAAAGGTACAGGTACTACTGATGGTTCAGAGCAAGATTGTTTAGGGTATGGCTTTAAGTTTCGTAATAATGTATGTTATTGCTATGACACTACTATAAAACCTGATAGCGATAAGAATAAAGCTAAAGGTAATATACTTAAAAACGATGGCAACTTTGCAGTAGGTATAGGTAATAAAATTACAAGTGGTATAAATAACGTAGCATTAGGATTTAGAAACCTTATACAAAAGAACGCTGACAATGCAACTGCAATAGGTAAGAACGCATATGCAGAGAACTTTGGTGAGATAGCCTTTAGTGCATCTAAGATAGCTAATAGAGCAAAGTTTAGCTTTTATCAATTCGATGGTGTTACAACTGATAATACTGCTACTGAATTATATTTAGGTGGTCATAGTGGCGCAAGACTTTACATAAATCAAAGTTACGAAAGTGGCTATGCTATTGACTATACAGCAGTAGGAATTAATCCTAGTAGTAACGATATATTTACTAGCTACGGACACGCTACCTATAAATACACCAACAATACACTTACAGAAGTAGGACACGAGAAAAGCACAACGATTAGAGATAGTAGTACTAATCACTATGATATAGATTTTGCACCAATAGTCAATACACCTGATTACATAGAGGTTAAGGTAACAGGTGATACAGGACATACAGTATATTGGACAGTAGATTTAAAAGTAACAGAAGTAAGATATGCGTAAAGTAATAGAACTAAAACTAATGGGCGATGTTATTGCAGTAGGGTTTAGTGCATTTAAAGATGTACTGCCCTTGATAACTAAGTATAAAGATAAAACAGATTATAACGAGATAATACTAGGCAAATGGCACAAGAAGAAGTAATAATGAAACTATCTGCCGATGTTGGCGATGCTAAGAAAGACTTAGAAACAGTAAAGACATCGGTACAAGACATAGGTAAAGCAAGTAAGACTACTGCAAAAGCCACAACAGGTATTAGAGATGGTATTAAGGGTGTAGGAGTAGCATTAAAGGCTGCTGGTATTGCTTTAGCACTTAAAGCATTTGAATTGCTTAGTGAGGTGTTTATGCAGAACCAAAAAACTGCTGATTTCTTTAATACTGCATTTGAGGCTACAAGTATAGCTATTAATGACTTTGTAAACTTTGTGTTTAACAACTTTGGTAAGGTCGCAGACTTCTTTAAAGACGTTTTTGAAAACCCTGTTGAGAATTTAAAGGCATTAGGTAATGCAATCAAAGATAATCTAATAGAACGCTTTGAAAGCGCAATAGAGGTAGCTGGTTTGCTATCTAACACTATTAGCTTATTGGTCGCTGGTAAATTTAAGGAAGCAGCAGTAACTATCAAAGAAGCTGGTAAAGAAATGGTTGATGTAGTTACAGGTGTTGATGATAGTACTACTAAAATTGCAGAAACATTTAATGAGGTAACAGAAGCAGTAGTAGATTATACTAAAGAAACTATAAATAGTGCAAAAGCTAATGTAGCACTACAAAAACAAGCCGAACTATCACAAGTTAAGATACAAGGTCTTATAGAAAGTTATGATAGACAAGCAGAGAAGTTAAGGCAAGTAAGAGATGATGAAAACCAAACTTTTGAAGATAGAATAAAGGCTAATGAAGAACTTGGTATAATATTAGAAGAACAAGCTAAACAGATGTTAGCTTTACAACAGATACAAGTAAAGGCTGCACAAATTGAGTTTAATAAATTAGAAAACCAAGAGAACCTAATAGCACTAACAGAAGCGCAGAATGAATTACTAGCTATTGAAGCACAAATAACAGGCTTTCAATCAGAGCAACTTACTAATCAAGTATCTTTACAACGAGAGTTACAAGATGTAAAGAATGAGTTGGCATTAGAGGGTATGAGCCAACGAGAAAGAGAACTTTTAGAAGTAGAGCAACAATACGATGAACTATTTAAGATGGCTGAAAAAGCTGGTGAAGATACTGTTGCATTAGAAGAACAGAAAGCTAAAGCCATTAATGAGATACGCAGACAACAAGCTATGGCAGATTTAGATACTGCTAGTGCTAGTTTAGAGAATATAAAACAAATAATGGGTGAAGAAACTAATGCTGGTAAAGCAGCAGCAGTAGCACAAGCAACGATAAACACCTATCAAGGTGTATCAGAAGCTATTGCAAGTAGTCCACCACCTTTAAACTTTGTATTGGCTGCTACAACACTAGCTGCTGGTTTGCAAAACATAAACAAGATACTATCAGTACAAGAGCCACAATTTGCACAAGGTGGTATGGTAGGTGGATATGGTACAGGAACTAGCGATAGTGTTAGTGCAAGACTATCTAAGGGCGAAAGTGTAATAAATGCACGTAGTACAAGAATGTTTAAGCCACTTCTAAGCGCAATTAACGAAGCTGGTGGTGGTAGGTCATTCGCAAGTGGCGAGGGTGTAGGAGGTTCGACTATGGGGGTTGTAAAAGCCTTTGTAGTAGCTGATGATATGACTAAGCAACAAGATAAAATGAGTAAAATAAGAAGAAAAGCAACAATTTAAAAATAAGATTATGCCTTGTAAAGAATGTGATAACGGAAAGTATAAATGGGGTGATGGCGATTGCCAATACGATACCCTACAAGAGTGCGAGAAAGCACACGATACTTATGACATCGTAGAACTGATTGTAGATGAGAACAACGAAGAACTAGCAATAGATGCTATATCTTTGGTTACATCACCAGCAATAGAAACTGACTTTGTATATTTTAACGACATAGAGAGCAACTTAACACTAGCTAAGGTAAACGAAGAAGAAAGACTGCTAGTAAGTCCAGC